TGGCGGGCGCGCGAGGCGTTCGGGAAGGGCAAGTGACGGATGGCCAAGGAGACGATCCGCGAATTCGTCGCCGGAATGGGCTTCGAACTAAACGAAGCCGACCAGCGTCGATTTTATGAGGCCATCGAGGGCGCCACGCTTCGCGCACGCTTGCTGGGCGACGCGCTCGAGCTAATGGCCAAGGCGGCCGTCGGCAAGGTCGGCGAAGTCGCGACGCAGTTCGAGGCGCTTTACAACCAAGCACAGAGACTCGGAACAACTGGCCCGTCTATTCGCGCTTTTGATTATGCCGTTCGGCAGGTCCACGGATCGGTCGAGGGCGCGAATGCCGCGCTCGAATCGTTCGGCGAGTTCCTCAAGAATCTTCCGCCGCAGGCTGCGGAGAACCTCGCCAAGCAGCTCAAAATTCCGATCGAAGACACCAAGGACCGAGCGAAATTCCTGCTCGACATCTATGAGCGGCTTTCGCACATGCCAGCGTATCTGGCGAACCAGTTTCGTGAGACCTATCATCTCGGCGGATGGTCCGACTTTCAGCAAATACTCAGCGATCCGCAGGGCGCGATCAAGGCTTTCGAGGAAGAGAAGAAGCGTCAAAACGCGGCAGGCATCACCGACGAGGCGATGCGCAAACAAAGCGATCTGATGAAGCAATGGCTGGAATTCAGCCAGAAAATGGACGACTATTATACGCAGGGAGAGCTCAATCTCTCAGCGCACACATCGAAGATGCTCGAGGAGCTAAACAAATATATAGACGAGCACCAAAAGAAAATTACCGAGTTCGTTAACTGGCTCACCAACCTCGGCTTTGTTTCGGACGTCGGCAAGACGCAGTTCCATTTCGACGAGGCCAAATTCGCTGAGCATTTCGAGACGGCGCTGAAGGCGGCCGAATCCTCGACGTCGCTCGAGCTCAAGAAATTCGAAGACGCTTTGCGGCCCGTCGTTGAATGGTTCGAACGTTTCGGGCGGACACTGTCGGGGTTTTTCACGACTCCCTATCTGGATCAAAACGGTCAGCCAGAAGTGTTGCCGGATTCATCCGGGGGCAGCTGGTGGAGTCGGCGCATGCCGCGGTGGCTCGGCGGCGGGGGAGCGCCTCCAGGGATTCGCGCGCGGGCCGTAGGCGGCGAGGCGCAGGGCAACGAAAAGGCGCTCGCGCAGTCCGGCTACGACTATCTTCGCGGTCAGGGCCTAAGCCGGGACGCAGCGCTTGCTGTCCTCGGCAATGCGCGCGGCGAGAACCCGCTTGGCTCGCTCCGCGTCGGCGACAACGGGACCGCTTTCGGCCAGTTCCAATGGCATCCGGATCGTGTGGCGGACATCCTTCGCAATACCGGGATCGATGTCAGAACCGCCGGCTTCGCGGATCAGCTAAAAGCGTTTCGTTGGGAAGCCGAGCACGGCGCCGGCGGCGGCCATATCTGGGATCGCCTCAAGAACGCCAAGAGCCAAGAAGAACGAATGTGGCTGTTAGTTCACGGTTTCGAGCGGTCAGCAAACCAACGAGGTGATGCGGCGATTCGCTGGGGGTTTGCCGATCGCTATGGTCGGTCCATCACGGACAAAGCGCCGCCCGCTGTGAGTTGGGACACGGGGCCAGCGTGGGCGGCGCTCAACGCGAATCTTCCGGTCGGCCCGAGCAGCGTCGACAACTCTTCACGGGCCGTCAATTCGACTGTGAACAATTCGATCACGGTGAACGCGCCCGACCCGCATAGCGCGGCGAGCATGGTCGGCGTGCACCTCGATCGGTCGGCGCACGATGTGTCACGGAATTTGCAAGGAGCCTTCCAATAGAAAGAAAAGGGATCGGTTAGCGACGCCTTGCATGGCGCACACGTTTCAGTAGTGCTTGCCGACCCCTAGCTTCAAGATAGACCCGTCAGTGTCGTAGCGCAAGGTTGCGCTTTGTCGATCCTGAGCAAGCCCAGATCAGCGCGACAATCCAACCAATCCAAGTCCAGCCGAAGATCGCATTGAGAAGGAAGATCCCGAGCGCCGATAGATGGCCTCGGCAAAGCGCGACGACGGTTGGCAGAAAATAAAATGCGGCCAGGATAATCAAATACGGTGCGTCGCTCATGGCTTTCGGTCCGATCATCGGCGATGCTGCGGCGTCCTTTGCTCTTATATCCCCGACCGGGCAACGGTCAATAGGGACGATCTTCCCCGATTGCGCGGTCGAGGAAATCCATCGCGACGACGCGCAGATGACCATACATCCTGTCGAGACCGGAAGCCCGATCACCGACCACATGTTTCTCATGCCGCAGACTGTCGAATTGCGGTGGTTCTGGTCAAACTCGTCGGCGGGCGCGGAAGGGTATGTTCAAGAGGTCTATCAGGCCATTTTGGCATTGCAGCAGTCGCGCGAACTGCAGGACATAGTTACGGGCAAACGCCAATATACGAGCATGCAGTTCCGGTCCCTGGTCGTTCGAACCAACCCAGAGACCGAATTCTCTCTGGCGCTGATCGCTCTCGCGCAGCAAATGATCCTTACATCCGTTACGACGACCGGCGCGAGCTCGCCGAACTCGAACGGAAGCGCGGGCGTCGGGAACGTCTCTGACCCTCCCCAGCCGTCGACGCTTGCAGCTCAGAACGCGCAGGCGGCCGGCCTTGGTGTCGATGATCAGGGAAACGTGTCGTTTCCGAATGGAGTCGCGACCACCGGAAACTATTCCATCCCATCGATCACGGCGCCGACGTTCGGGCAGACATCCTCATCGATCTTCGGGAATTTCTGAGTGGTGACGACCTACGAGATCCCTCTATCTCCAGCGCCGCAGCAATTCACCGTGCTTTTCCCTGACGGCAACACGTACACGCTTCGCCTGATCTATCAGTTCAACGCTGATAATTGCTGGCTGCTCGACTTGTCGGACGCGAACGGCAATCCGATGGTCTGCGGGATTCCGGTCGTCACCGGCGCGGATCTCCTCGCTCAATACGCCTACCTCTTCGCGACGCCATTCAGCCTCTTCGCGCTGACCGACGGCGATCTCGCGGAACCTCCCCACTTCTACAATCTCGGAACGACCGGGCACATCCGTGTCAGCATGCCGGCTGGCGCATGACGCAATACCTCCGATTCGCATCGGTCACGTCGGACAATTCGATCGACCTCTCGAACCTTCGCTGCAGGTTCGAGATCAATCAGTGGACGATGCAGACGCCGAACATCTTGAAGCTCGTCGTCTCGAACATGCTTCCGTCTCGCGCGCGCCAGTTCGTTCAACAAGAATACAAGCATCTTCAGATCGACGCCGGCTATCAGGACGGCCACGGCGTGATCTTTCAGGGGAATATCGTCCAGGCGATCTATGGGCGTGAGAGTCCTACCGACACGACTGTCACCATCTACGCCGCGGACGGCGATCACGCGCACAATTACGCGACGGTCAACACCACTCACCCGCCCGGATCGACGCCGCAGCAGCACTTCGATACCGCTTTGCAGGCGATGGGCAAATTCGGCGTGTCAAAGGGCTACATCGGCGTGGACCTATCAACGCCGAAGTTTCCGAGAAGCGTGACGCTCTTCGGCATGGCGCGCGATGTGATAGCGAACATCGCCAAGAGCAAAGACGCGACGATCAGTTATCAGAACGAGAAGGTGACGATCGTTCAAAACGGCCATTCGGCGCCCGGAGGCGCGATCAAGCTCAATTCGACAACGGGTCTGGTTGGCATGCCGACGCAGACCCTCCAGGGGATCCTAGCCCGCTGCCTGATCAATCCCTCGATCAAGATGCATTCTCAGATCTTCATCGACCAGAAAGACGTCATCGGCGCTTACGCTCCGATCACAGTCACCGATCAGCAGCAGATCACTCAGGCGCTATTGCCGAACATCGCCACGGACGGTCTGTACACGGTCTATCGGATCGATGTGACAGGCGACACGCGCGGGAACGAATGGTACATGGACCTGACGATGCTTGCGACGAACAATAGGAACGTCGTCGTTCCGTCGAGTCTCATCCCTTACATCTGACCAATGCCCGGTCCAGGCGGCTCTCAACCTGTCGAGCTGTTCGGCAGCGACACGGACGCCCTGCGCGCGGCGATCCAGGCCGAGCTGCGCTCGATCTTCGGCGCGCTACCTGTCATCGTCAAAGAGGATAGCGACGGTCACAACGCGACCGCCCAGCCGGTCGTCAACGCGCTCGTTCGCCAAGACGACGGAACAATGCAGCAGGTCACATGGCCTGAATTGCAAACGATGGTCGTCAAGTTCGCCGGCGGCGGGCAGGTCGTTTCGACGCATCCGGTCAAGTCAGGCGACGAGGGGCTGGTCGTCTTCCTCTCGCGCAACATCGACGCCTGGCGGCAGTCTGGCGGCGCACAGAACCCGGTCGACGCCCGTCAGCACAGCCCATCCGATCACGCCTATCTCGGCGGCGTGAAGTCCGACCCGAACAAGATCAAGAACTACCAGTCCGATTCGATCCAGCACCGATCTCTCGATGCGAAGGTGACGCACGACGTTCACCCGGCAAACGGGATCACGGCGAGGGTCGTTCCTCAGTCCGACTCATCGACGAACCCTTTCGTGAGCGCGACGACGTTCTTCCAGACGCTCCACTCGCCGGCCAACGGGATCCAGAAGACCGCGACCGACGGCGACAATCTCCACACGCTGTTTTTGACGCTCGCCGGCATTCTCGGCCAAGTCAAGAACTCGATGGCGAACCACACCTTCTCATGCCCGGTCGAGACAGGCCCGACACTGATCGGCCAGATCGGGTCAGAGATCTCTCAGGTTCTCGTCAACCCCGCGGGCCTGGAGCTTTCGTCTACTGCGGGGATCACG